CTCCTAAGCACTGGCCTTATAAGGGCCATGGACTCGCTATTCCAACGAGCCCAAGCTTCGTGATCCAACGGATCACGTCCCAGAGGTTTCATATCCCAGTTCGGGGTAATGAAGGTCCTCAAACGGAATCTGCTATGAGAAGATCTCACAGCAAAAGAGCCGTTACGAAGCCCACCGTAAAGCGCGTAAAGAAGAAGACCATCAGGATTGAAGATCTTCTTCCGACCAAGACGCGGGCATACAACACTCTCGCCGTTTACCAGATATTCATCAGGTACCGGTGTTAGGCAACGATACAGAAAAGATGCGTTAGCATCCAGTCGTTTTCGCTGAATAACCGAGAATGGAACATGTATGCCTCCCTCAATAGGAGCAGCACGAGGAATGAGAATGGGTCTCACGAACTTAACTAAATAAGTTAAAGTTCTTTTAAGAGAGATTCTCAACCTTGCCTGCCAGTATCTAAGGAGATTAATTACGGCGAATCGTGAGAATTCATTAGAGAGATCTTTTATATAAACCGCTCTAATGTTGTGACCGTCATGGAAATCGACGCCACACGACTCACGGAATGGTCCCTTGGAAAAGGACTTGGTTTTGTTAGCGCGGAACCCACACAGCTCGAGGAGACGTATCATCGGCTCAAAAAGTTGAGCTTTAATAATGATATCATCACCATAAACTGCGAAGTTCCCAGGCCTAACAAATTCTCCGCCGTGCCAATTCCTAGACATTGCTATGTCATAGGTCTTATACACGGCTTCGACCATACAGCAGAAGAGTAAAGTCTGCAAGGAGAAGGTAAAACCGTTCCCCATCGAAGACACCATTTGTAGCTCAAGTAAAGAACCGTCTGGCAAGACAGTCCTACTACTTCTAAAAAACTTTAAACAGGACAATATACCTTTCGGTAATATGTCCTCGAGTAGTTTTAGAGATATCGAGTCTGACGCAGAGGCCAAATCTATAGTTGCAAAACTATCGTATTTTGACCCAATGCGACAGAGCTCCCGGTTGACATCCTGTTGACTTGATAAGTCAATGCCAAAACGCCTATATAATAGGCGTTCAAGACGTTTACTAAGAGAGCGCTGATACCACATATTAAGTGTGGGTTCAGTACAAATGGTTCTACTGATGTCATTCGACTTCGGTACAAAACTAAGTTTACTGTCATTGATGTGAGGCCCATGACCAAAGTGAAGGGTACGGATAAATTCCGCCCTTTTCCACCGGTCATTTGACGCCACATATCTTTGATATAAATCAAAGATAGCGGGTTTGGAACACGAAAGGGTAGACCCATACAGTTTTGTATACAGATCAGTTCCTCTCGAATCAATATTGGCACCCGACCCAAGATCACCGTCTTTCGACAGCTCACAAAGATCAAAGATGTCAACATCGGAATCAGAGAATACTTCATGGACAGTATCTTTAAAGATACCGACCAATAACTCATCTCTGAGACTCCAGGTGTCCCTTGACCATGACCAACGTTCACAAAGCCTATTAGACTCCATGAACTTAGCTAGGGCAAGTTTATCCGCATCTGGACTCACGGTGGAAACATACTTTTTAAATATGTTCCGCAGTAAGTTAACAGAAGCAGCTTGCTCCAGCCCAGAATCAGGATAATCAGGTATCCCTCCGCCTAAATAGGCAGAGATCTCCTGATCAACACTGAGATAGGGTTTTAGGTCCTCGATGACAGCCGAATAAAGAGCATGATGCGATATCGCCATAGCCCACTCCGGAGACAAAATCTCAATAAGAATTTTGGAACCTTTCCTTTCTTAGAACTAGATGACACCTGTGACCAGAGTATCTCCCAGACCGGAAGATACCTGGCTCAGTGCGCCAACCAATAATGAAAGGCAGGCACGGATACTCTCTGGATCTTTTATCTCAGATCCAGCAGGAACATCAATCGTGAGTGTAGCGTTGATAGGGGCAAAATAGCCCGTCACAACCTCCACACCTTTGCGAACGATGATCTTGTGAGTATTCCGAGGGACAGCAACAGGTTGACCAGTCACCGCACTGACAGACGGCGCTCCTTTCGGAGCAACCGGGCCAGAATAGGTGATGGTAAATGGCTTTCCGATGGCATTAGCCTCGACGCCACTCTGCGTACCGCCAAGGGCGGATATCGCGTATTGCTTTCCTTTAGTTCCCGGAGGCGGGGTGTCAGCGACAATGGTGTAGGTAGGACTTGTAAGTCCTGTCTGAGCACCACCAGTCACATCGGTGAGAGCAAAGCCCATAAAATGAACTCCAACAGAGAGAAGTAGCTGAAGCTGCTACAAGCGAGCCGCAAGACGCGCCGAAAGAGCCTGAGAAATCAAGGCTCCTAAATTCATAAACTTAGTACTCGTCGTAGGTAAAGAGAGAGTTGGCAGGACCCACAAATCCAAAGTGGGATCAAGCTTCTCTCTCTTATACGAAAAGTACTTGAAGTCACAAACCGGCGAACCAGGCGACAAATTGGTTAACGTAATGCGAGGGTTCCCTCCGAATCCGGCTAGTACCGCTTTAATATAATTCTCATCACACCTGGCAGTGCGTTTAGCACTGCCGGTATAAGAGGTAACTAAATTTAAAGTTTCCAAGCCAGCCGTCGAGGTTCCCGCAGCTGAAAGACAATTGCCAATATTGACAAAGTAATCAGCGACAAAGGAAAAGGGAAGAAGTTCCCAAATCGTCGGCACAAAATTACCGGGTGTGAACCCGATTCTCTCGTTAAACGAAATAGGAGACTTAGTCCTTCTCACAAGCCGTCCCGACATACGTGCAGTAACGTGTAGGTCTATAACCTGCAGAACGTTCCACTTCCATATGCCGAATTGGCGAATCTCAGAAGAGTGCTCCACAACCAGCTCTTGGCCGGATGCCTTCACTTTAACACACTCAAAGGAGAGTGGGTCAAGTTGAGCATTCAGCGCTAAGCCGGCACCGTGGATATCACTTAAGAGACTCTGCCACCCGAAATGGAATTCGAGCCAGCTCTCGCTTACAATCTTATTTGCGGCCACCACCCTTTTAGGGCGGCTTAGAGACTTTTGAATACTTGAAACACGGTTAGTTACCGTCGACAAGTAGTCTCTAAGGCCGTTTCGTAAGGAAGAAGCGGGATGTCTTAACGTTTGCAAAGTCTCACGTATCTCACCTAAGAAGGTTGGGCCATTAACTTTTTGGCTAACGGCTTGTACTTGGTTAAGAAAGTCTACGTTCAACTTCGCTCTAGTCACAGTGCTCAACGCACGATCCGAAGCGCCCAGAAAATCACCGACTCCGTACAAGGCAACTTGCCCCGTACATTCGTCATGAC